GGGCAATATTTGCACGATTGGGACACCAATTTGCCGAATGTGACTATTCAGGAATTGAAGTTTGCGTCAGTACTTGTCACCACAAAGATCCCAACATGATCAAATACATATTGGATCCTACGAGTGACATGCACAGGGATCTAGCACAGGAATTGTTTCTTATCAAGCAAATCAACAAAAAATATCCTGACCACAAACAGCTTAGGCAAGCGGCGAAGAATGGTTTTGTATTTCCACAATTTTATGGGGATTATTTCAAATCTTGTGCAATCTACCTTGCTTGTGAATGTGGGGAACTCCCGAAGTCAAAGTGGAAACACGGACAAGGAATCGCGTTGCCTTCACTTGGACAAGATGTTCACTTGTCAGATTGGTTGATCAGCAACGGAATCAAGTCAATTGACGCGTTTGAAGAACACGTCCGACATGTTGAGAAAGCATTCTGGAACAAACGATTCCGAGTTTATGCACAGTGGAAGGATAAAGTCTGGGAAGAATACCTCGAAAGGGGTTATTTTGACCTCTTCACTGGCTTTCGCTGTTCTGGAGTAATGTCTAAGAATGACGTTACCAATTACCCCATCCAAGGAGCAGCGTTTCATTGCCTATTGCGATCATTCATAGAGATTGATAGGATCTCAAGAGAAGAAAAGTGGGACAGTAAATTGATCGGACAGATCCATGATTCATTGTTGCTCGACATTCATCCAAGTGAGCGTGATTACGTCCTCAAAACAGTCTACAGAATCACTTGTGAAGAATTGAGAAAAGTCTGGAAGTGGATCATTGTTCCACTGAACATTGAGATGGGAATTTGTGATGTAGACAGACCGTGGAATGAAAAAGAAGAATACAAACTTGCGGCGTGAAAACAAGCAAAACAACAATGTGAAAAAGTGGAGGAGTCATGTCGTTATACCACAAATATAGGCCAAAGACACTTGATGAAGTGGTGGGCAATGAGACAACAATTCTAGCACTGAGTGGTGACTTGAACAAAAAGGAAAAGCCACATGCTTTCTTGTTATCAGGTCCAACAGGATGCGGAAAAACCACATTAGGTAGGATCATCGCGACAGTGTTGGAATGCAAAGACAGCAACTTTCGTGAAATGGACAGTGCTGATTTCAGGGGAATTGACACCATCCGTTACATCCGTGAACAAAGCATGTACAAACCGATCGGAGGAACATGCCAAGTTTGGCTATTGGATGAATGCCACAAACTGACGAATGATGCACAGCACGCACTTCTAAAGACACTTGAAGACAGTCCACCCCATGTTTATTACGTGCTTGCAACAACTGATCCCCACAAATTGATTCCCACAATTTTAGGAAGATGTGCCCAATACAATGTTGCACCATTGGGTGACAACTTAATGTACAAGCTGCTTAGACGCATCGTGCGTGAGGAAAAGGAAGAACTTACAAAGGAAATCTACGATCAAATCATCCGTGACAGTGAGGGACATCCACGCAATGCGTTGCAAATCTTGGACCAAGTGCTTGCTGTTCCTTCAGAAAACAGGCTTAAGGCAGCAAAGAAAGTCCATGAGTCAGTGACAGAAACCATTGAATTATGCAGGATGCTTGTCAACAAAGCAAGTTGGAACAAGGTGGCACAAACGTTGGTTGGACTCAAAGATAAAAATGAGGATGTTGAAAAGGTTCGTCGTGCCGTTTTGGGGTACTGCCAATCAATCATCTTAAAGGGACAAAATCACCAGGCCGTGTTCATCATGGATGAATTCATGGAGCCATTTTATAATTCAGGATTTCCCCAATTGACTTATGCCTGTTACAAGGTTGTGCATGGCTAAAAACAAAAGCGTGAAGAATGAAACGTACATCTACCAAGAGGTTGAATTCATTCGTGACAGTGAAAACAAAATCATCAACATCGTGATAACAAGTGAGACAAGAGTTATGCCAAAAGAAACGAAAGAAGATGTCAGGAAGCGAATTGAGTGGCAACTTAAAGCTTTAAGTCAAGTAGCATCTGATATGTCTGAGAATGATCTTGATTGGACCATCAAGATGGAAAAGAGTTACAAGAACAAAAAATGGCTGAGTGATCGTGAACGAGAAATACTTGACGGCATATATGCAAGGTATTAAGTGCTATAAATGTGGAAAGCCTGCAACACTGATGAGAACCCATGCGTGTCCGATTATGCCTTATTGCATGAAATGTCAGGTTGATGAATTGTATGGAGGAAATGCGATGTTTGTAGACATCACAGCCATGGATGATCACTACTTCAGACGGTTAGACGTAAACACCAATAAAATTCAGAGAAGTGAACGAACAAGGACAGAATATGCCATCCTAGATTCAGAGATGTCTGATTCTTCTGTGGTGCCTGATGATGAATGGATAACAATTGAAAAGTGTGTCAATAAAGTAGTGAAGTAGAAAGTTTAAAAATGCTTTTAAAACTATCATCAATTCATAGTATAATTATGAGTACAAACTATTTAAGTTGAGGAGAGAGTCATGAGCCTAAAGACTTGGAAGAAGGAGTTTTACCCAATTCCTGCTGATAAATGCCCAAAGTCAAAGGCAATCGCTCACAGCTTACAAAAGTGGACCGGTGCTCTAAAGAAGAACTTGAAAAAGCATGGTTGCTTTATAGCGGCAACATCAGTGGATGATGATGATGACAGATTGCTTTTTGGGATTGATACATGCGCGGCTTGTCAACATTATCTGCACGGTGATCGCGATTGTTCAGAATGCCCGTTATATATTGTTCGTGATTGATCCCGTTGTTACGACGCATCACCAAAAGAAGAAATAAGTCCATATGATGCATTCACTGACTATGATAATCCCCGTCCAATGATTAGTTTGTTGAAGAAAGTATTGAAGATGAAACACAAAGGTACAAAGTGAAATATAACAAACTAAACGTAAAACTGGTAGAAGAAGAACCGAAATACATGGAGATGGCCGCACGGCGCACGGAAGGCTTCACAAAGCTATGGGTACTGCGGGATGCTGCAAAATTGGAACCGCACATGGGTTTGCAATCTTTAGTTAATAGCGCGTACTTGCAAGGTGTGCGAGATGCATACACAGCACTGTTACATAAAAAACTGGTTAAGCTGAGGGAAGAGTCATGAGAGCTTTAATTAAGATAGGGAGAGAAATATGCCTATGACAACACACATTGTGGGTATCGTCCCACCAGATGAAACTTGGAAACGCATGAAAGCAGTGTGGGACAGTTGCACAATAGCCAAGGTAGAAATTCCTAAAGCTGTGTTGGAATTCTTCAATCATGTTGCCCCAGATGACAAGGGGGTTTTGATTCCGTTAGACAAACATTCTTCCATTACTGAGTATTATAATGAGACTGCACGACAGGGTTATGAAGTGTGGCTTGAATATTTGCCGGTAGATATCAAAGTATTGCGCTTTTACAATTCCTGGTAGGAGACAAAATGGACTACGCAAAAGATATTGAAATTGACCAAGATGCACTTGACGTTGAGTGGCTAGAACAACCGAAAAAGATGTTCAAGTATGCAAGACTTTACGCCGACGCCAAGCGTAAAGTTGACTACGCCAAAGAGAAGATTGAAGTAGTCAAAGCACAACTGGACAAAGAGATGCGAAAAGATCCAGACAAGTTTGAGCTTGAAAAGACAACTGATGCGGTTGTTGCAAATGCCATTGTGAGGTCACAAAGATATATAGATGCAAATGGTGAATATATTGAAGCGAAGTTTGATGCTGACCTCATCCGAGCGGCTTTGCAAGGGATGGAGCAACGAAAAGATGCTCTTGAAAACCTTGTCAGGTTGTTTGGCCAACAATACTTCGCCGGCCCGTCAGTGCCAAGGGATTTGTCAAAAGAATGGGCACGGAAGCAAGCTGAACGTGATTCTGATGCTGGCATGGTTGAAGTGCTGAAAAGAAAGAAGAAAGCACAATGAAACCAACGAAACCGGTCATACCATCAGAAGATCAAGTTTGGGTGACAGTGAGCTACACAGTTAATCTAGGCAACTATGAATCAGCAAAGGTTGAAATGGGAACGAGTCAAGCAATCGGAGATGCTGATCCATCTGAACTCAGGCAAGAACTGTGCCGCAAGCTTCAGGATGAAGTGATTGAGCTTGGTGAAGATATGAGAACTGATGTGCCACGCTATCGAAGAAAACGAGACTAAAGAAATGGCAAAGATCACTTACGTCAAGCAGAGCGTTGGAGCGAAATAACAAACTATTTAGGAGAAGAGTGAGAAAGCACAAATGACTATCAATCAGATCAAAGAAGCCATAAGTGAAGCCGAAAGATTTTTGAAGCGTGCAAAGGCTGTTCTAGCATTTCAAAAGAAAATGAACTGTGAATCAGACAATTGCTACAGCCCATCAGTAGAATCGGCTGAATGCAAACGTGCAAGCTTGGACCTTACAAGGTCCTTGGCAAGAATGAGAAAGCTAAAATCTTAAATCAACAAACAACCACAAAAACAATCAAAAGGGAGACAAATTCAGATGGCAAAACATGGCAGCAAATTCAAGGACCAAGTCGGTGCTGACAACGAACGTGAAAAGGCCCGTGGAAGTAGCTACGGACATTTGATGTTACCACGTGGCGTGAAGATGCTTCAAGTTGAGGGCGGAGATCGGATCAAGCTTGACTTTCTTCCCTACGTGGTAACAGATGCACATCATCCCTGCCGCAATGATGAGCGTGACGTCGCACTGCCCGGAACCCAGTGGTACAGGCGTCCTTACAAGTTGCACCGAAATATCGGTGCAGCAAATGAATCGGTAGTGTGTCCAACAAGCATTGGAAAAAGATGTCCAATTTGTGAGTATAGAGTCAAGACACTGAAGGAAGGAAAAGGGGATGAGGAGCAACTGAAAAACCTAAAACCTTCAGATCGGAACTTGTACGTTGTTGTGCCCAAACACCACAATGACTTAGATGAAGTTCCCCACATATTTGACATAAGCCGGTATTGCTTCCAAGACACTCTCAGGGAAGAAACGGATGAAAATCCGGAATACCGTGCTTTCTTTGATCCTTCAGAAGATGGGTTTACGTTGAACATACGGTTCAGCGAAGAGAAGTTAGGAAAGAACAAGTTCGCCGCCGTGAGCAGGATCGACTTTGAAGAACGAAAGCAGGGATATGATGACTCATTCATGAAGAAAGTTCCCAACCTTGATGAAGTGGTCACAGTGTTGTCATTTAAGGAAATTGAAGCCAAATTCTTTGAACTTGATGATGACGGTACTCCTCCCAAACTTGAGGATGAGGAAGAAGCAACACCCAGTGTTCACAAACGTCCCCAACGTGAGGAAACTGAACGCAAAAGAAAAGTAAAGGTTGAAGAAGAAGAAGAAGAAAAGGAAGAGGAGGAGGAAGAGGAACATGAACCACAGCGAAAACATAAGTCACACAAAACAAAGGTAGAGGATGAGGAGGAACAGGAAGAAACTGAGGAAGAGGAAGAAGAAGAAAGCAATGTGAAGCATAAGAAGGATAGACATGTGACAAAGCATGTTGAACCTGAAGAAGAGGAGGAGGAAGAGAAAGAAGAAGAAACCGATCCCAAGGATGTTTGTGTTGCTTGCAACGGTGATGGAGAAAACTCAAAAGGAAAGATATGTCCAATATGCCGTGGCACTGGAGTGAGAAAGAGAAGCAAAGTCGTCGAAAATGAAGAGAAGGAAGAAGAACGACGCCTTGTCAGACGCCGCAATTCACAATCAAATGATGATCAAAAAGAATCAAAACTCGTGCGCACGAAGTGCCCTGCTGGACACACGTTCGGAAAAGATTGTGACAAATATCCCAAACAATGTTCTGATTGTCCCCAATGGGATGCCTGCTTTGACGCGGGTGAAAGAAACTAAGGGAGAAATCATATGTCCGACTATCTTTATCGCAATGATGTCCTCACGGGAAGTTACCTGCCACGTGAGGTCTCAGAGCATTTAGGACTTGTTGCAGTGAATGACGGTGTTAGCAAGTCACATGTCATTGAATCACTCGTCAAGGCCTACTTGAAAGATAAACCGATTGATTCAATCATAAATAGGTTGGCAGAAAAGACCATAAAAGCGTGGAAAGAAAGCACAACCACGAAGGGATTCAATCTGACTTTGCCAATATATTTTGAGAGAAAAATCAAACCCAAACTAAAGCGCCGCAAGATATCTGATACCCACATTGTGTTAATCACGGAGAAAATCAATGAATTCCACAAGAAAAGATGACTAACCGATGATACTCATATTGTTAGGGTGTGCGTTGGCATTTTGCCTGTTCATAGTCTGGGTAGTAATCAGGATGGAAGATTGAAAACATGCTAGAACGAACGAAGAAGCCAAAATCAAAGCTCAGTGATCAAGTCATTGAACACGCAAAATCACTCAAGACGCCTGACAAGCTGGAAGCAAACTTCCACAGAACTATTTCCACCGGTTGCACTTTGCTTGACCTCTCCATTAGCGGTGGGATCAAGCGAGGAGGTGGACTGCCTGGTGGTGTATTTGTTGAAATATTTGGTCCGCCATCTTGTGGCAAGACCGTGATGATTTGTGAGATTGCGGGAAACATCCAAAGACAAGGTGGAGAAGTTGACTTCTATGATCCAGAAGGGAGGTTAAACAAAGCGTTTGCCAGGATGTTTGGCTTGAACACAACAAACATGGGATATGACATGCCAAATACCATATCTGGTGTGTTCGTGCCAGTGCGAAAAAGGGAATGGCAAGACGAATCAGTAATCAACGGTGTTTGTGGTGATTCTCTCGCCGCACTCAGCACCGATGCTGAAATGGACGACAAAGACCAATATGGTATGCGTAGGGCAAAAGAGTTCAGCGAAGAGCTACGCAAGACATGTCGAATCATAAAGGCAAAGAACATCTTGATGGTATGCTCTAACCAAGAGCGTGAAAACGTCGGTGCCACGCAATGGGAGTCAAAGTCCCGTGTCAGTGGTGGTCGAGCAATTCCGTATTATGCCAGCCTCAGGTTGAGATGTCACAGTCCGCAGAAGATCAAAGAAGAAAAGAAACTACACACCGGAAAAGTTGTCACAAGGATCACTGGTGTTGAGACTACTGTTGAGGTGGTCAAAAGCAGTCTCGCTAAACCATGGCGTAGTGCAATTGTTACTATAAAGTTTGATTACGGAATTGACGACATCCATTCAAACCTTCAATTCCTCAAAGAGTACAAGAAAACCACCCAATACACTGTCGGTGACGTGAAGTTAAGCCAAAGCCTAAAACATTCCATCAGACTTGTAGAACGTGATGGACTGAAGAAGGACTTGCGTAATGAAGTCATTGATCTCTGGACAGAAATTGAAAAGGAGTTCACAGAAA